TCTGGGATGGGAATACAAGTAACAACGGACAATTTGATGGTCTTACTAAATTAGTATCTTTAGATGCTGCTTTACCATCTGCACAAGAAGTTGCTGGTACAACAGTTGACTCTTCAAATGTAATTGCACAGATTGGCTCTATAGTCGATGCAATTCCATCTTCACTTTACGGAAATGAAGATCTTTACATTTATGTTTCTCAAAATATTGCTAGAGCTTATGTTAGAGCATTAGGCGGATTTGGTGCAAGTGGACTTGGTGCTGCTGGTACAAACGCACAAGGAACTCAATGGTGGAATAACGGAAGCCTTAGTTTTGATGGTGTAAAACTATTTGTTGCTAATGGTCTTGCTGACAACAAAGCAATTGCTGCTGAGAAGTCTAACTTGTTCTTTGGAACTGGTCTTTTATCTGACCACAACGAAGTTAAAGTAATCGATATGGCTGATCTTGATGGTTCTCAAAATGTGAGAGTTGTAATGAGATTTACCGCTGGAGTACAGTATGGCATAATTGAAGATATCGTTACTTATGGTATCACCAACTCTGCTAACTAATAAATAATTGAATAATCAAGAAGGGTGGGTGAGCCGAGTGCCTACCTACCCTTTTTTAATACTTTAAAATATGGCTTGTGATTTAACTGGAGGAAGATTAAAACCTTGTAAAGATGCTGTAGGTGGTGTTAGAAAGATTCACTTTGTTGATTTCGGAGATTTAGGAGCTGTTACTGTAGGTAGCAACGATGAAATTACTGATTTCGCTGGTTCTTTTAACTACCATACTTATGATGTCAAAGGGAACTCCTCTTTAGAAACAAATATTCAAACTTCCTTGGAGAATGGTACTACCTTCTTTGAGCAAGTACTAAACGTAACGCTACATAAACTAACTAAAGAGGACAACAAAGAACTAAAGCTTATGGCTTATGGTAGACCTCACGTTTTTGTAGAAACATTTGATGGTAGTGTATTATGTGTTGGTAGAGAACACGGAGCTGAAGTGACTGGCGGAACAGCTGTTACTGGAACTGCGATGGGTGATCTTCAAGGATATACCTTGACTCTTACTGCTAACGAAATAACAATGCCTAATTTTGTAACTGGAGCTACTGCTGCGGATCCTTTCGCTGGTATGGGGACTTCAACTGAAACGCAATCTACTCAACGTGCTGTGTAGTTAGATTGATGGGTTTCTAATTCAAAAGGGGGTATTTTACCCCCTTTTTTTTGTATATTAGAGAAAACAATTCAATAGGGTATTAGTTATTTTGTTATATGGAAATATTACCAATAACAGGAAGTAAGATATTAAAGATCATTCCTAGAGAAGATGTTACTGCTCCAGTAATTAAATTAACTAATAAGGAGACTAGAACTACAACTACAGTTACTCCAACAAAGACAACTGAGAATGGGTATATGGTGTTGACTAGTGACTTTACAGTCGCTAAAGATACCCTATATAGATACGTTGTTGAGAAAGCGAGTAATGATTCAACTGAAATATATAGAGGGTTGATTTATGGGACTGATCAACAAGATAAAGAAAAATACTTCGTAAATCAGAATGAGTACACTGAGGAAGCGAGTTTCGATAATGAATTTATAATACTATAATGTCAAGAAGAAAATCTGGAAATAGAACAAATCCAACCAAGCCTAAAGACACTGTCCACGTTGTTAATCTGTCTAGCTATACATCAACAAAGGTTGTTGAATCAAAAAGATATGATTGGGTTGAATATGGAGATGATAACGAATACTTTCAATATCTTATAGATAGATATAATGGGTCTCCGACAAACAACGCTGCTGTAAACGGAATAGCTGAAATGATTTATGGGAGAGGACTAGATGCAACTGATAGTAAAGACAAGCCAGAAGATTACAATAAAATGAAAGAATTGTTCTCTAAGGATTGTATGAAGAAGGTGTGTTATGATTATAAAATGATGGGTCAATCAGCTCTTCAAATAATCTACTCTAAGGACCGATCTCAGATAGTACAAGTAGAACACTTACCTATTGAGACGATAAGGGCGGAGAAGGCTTCTGATGGCGAAATAAAGGCATATTATTACAGTAATGATTGGACCAAAGTAAAGAAGAATGATAAACCAAAAAGAATATCAGCTTTTGGTACTAGTAAAGATGGGATAGAGATATTATATATCAGACCATATAGAGCTGGGTTTTATTATTACTCCCCAGTAGATTATCAAGGAGGATTACAGTATTGTGAATTGGAAGAGGAAGTTGCTAACTACCATATTAGTAATATTCAAAACGGGCTTCAACCTTCTATGTTGATTAACTTTAACAATGGTACTCCTGATAAAGAACAAAGGGATGCTATTGAAAGATCAATATATGATAAATTCAGTGGGACTAGTAATGCTGGTAAGTTTATATTAGCATTTAATGATAGTAAAGAACTTGCTGCGACTACTGATCAGGTAACTATACCAGATGTCCATCAGCAATATCAGTTTCTTTCTGATGAGTCTACGAAGAAAATTATGGTATCTCATCGTATTGTTTCTCCGATGTTAGTTGGTATAAAAGATAAAACAGGACTCGGTAACAATGCTGATGAGCTTATGACAGCATCTTTACTTATGGATAATACTGTAATTAGACCAATGCAAGTTACTATTATAGATGAGCTTGAAAAGATACTAGAATACAATGGTATAGAACTTGACATCTATTTCAAAACGCTCCAACCTTTAGAATTTACTGATTTAACAAATGCGGTTAGCGATAGTGAAATAGAGAAAGAAACTGGAATTAAGAAAGATGTAGAAGAAACTGTAGATGAACAAATAGAAGAAACTGACTAATGGCAACACCACTATTTATTAAGAGATCGGATATCGTAAAAAACACTGCATTAAGCGGTTCAGTTGACCCTGATAAGTTCTTGCAATTTGTTAAGTTAGCCCAAGAAATACATATTCGCAACTTCTTAGGTACTGATTTATATGATAAAGTAAGTAATGATATAATTGGTTCATCTTTAGCTGGAGACTATTTAGCTTTAGTAAATGACTATATACAACCTATGTTGATTCATTACGCTATGGCAGAATATCTTCCATTTGCTTCTTATACTATTTCGAATGGAGGGGTATTTAAACACAATAGTGAGAATGCAACTCAACCAACTAAAGAAGAAGTTGATATATTGATTACAAAAGAAAGGGATTATGCAGAATATTATACTAATAGATTTATTGACTATATGAGCTTTAATGCTAGTTCTAAGTTTCCAGAATATTATAGTAATAATAATGAAGACATACACCCAGACAAAGAAAACTACTATCAAGGATGGGTATTGTAAAGCAAGTATATAAGCCTAAACAAGAAAACGAAATAAAGCTAAATAGTTACTTAAAAAAGAAAGATGGCAAACTCGATAGATTGGGGAAAAACTTATTGCGAGATCCACGATAACGATGGATTTGGTGATGAACAATGGAGTACTTTTTATATTCCAGATATTTCAGCTCCTGACTGTTGGGGATTAGTTCCTGTTACTCCTTTTACCGCTGATATAATCAGTTATTTCGGAGGAGAATTAAGAGCAGATAATACAACATTTAAAGCAGACAAGACACAATTATAAATAAAAAAATATGGCAACAACTAGTTTAACAACTCCTACAAGTGCTGCAACAGGTAATATACCTTTTGTTGGTTCAACAGCCAATGATTCTACAGGAACTACAATAAGGGAGTCGTTCACCAGAATAAACGCAAGACTTGGTGAAATATACGGATCACAAAATAGTTCCAATGTGGTTCAAACTCCATTCGTAGATGCAGATAATATTAAAGCATCAGCAATTAACGAAGCACATTTAAGTGCAACAAACAGTGCGGTAGACAATTATGTATTGACATATGACGCTGCTTCTGGAGGATTTACTTGGGAGCAGAAATTCGATGGGGATATAACTAGTATTGTTGCTGGTAATGGTCTTACTGGATCTAGCTTAGATATCAATGATGCTACATTAAATGTAATAGGAGGAGATGGGATAACATCAACCACTGACGAGATAGAAGTTACTGTAGATGATTCTACTGTAGAACTATCTGCTTCCGATGGAACTGGATCTGTTAGAGTAAAGGATCTAGGAATTACTACCGCTAAGATAGCGAATGATGGAGTAACCCACGACAAATTAGAAGCAAGATTTACTGCCTCAAAAACTGATTATGGTAATATATCGACTGACACCACTATAGATTGGTCCGTTGCTGCCATACATCAAATTTCAATGACAGGGGCGGCTACTTTAAATTTTAACAACTACAAAAAAGGACAAGCTGTCGATTTACTTATTACTGGTAATCAGACCATAACTTTTGGGACAGTCTCAGGAACTCCATCTATAAATCAAGTAGGCTCTTCTACTTACGATGGCACTAAAGATAATATTATACAAGTTCTTTGCACCGATGACGATGCAACCCCTACCTTTTTGTTTGCGGTAGGAGATTATACAACAGACACTAACCCCGCATAATTATGAAAGCAAGACAAACAGATGGAAACATCACCACTTACCCAACATTACCTAATACTTGGAATGGTAAGAAGGGATACATTATAAACTTCAGAAATGCTTCTGAAAAGACATTAAAGTCAGAAGGGTTTTATGATGTGGTCCAGCCTTCTTATAATTCACAAACTCAAAATATCGGTGGTATAGAGTGGGACAATAAGAAGAAAGTATTTACTCGCAAAGTAACCGACATTGATTTCAGTGCTACTTATGAAGTAACAGAAGAAAAAGATGGTAAAATAGTTAAGACAGGGGAAGTTAAAAATACTTACGATGTTGATACTAAAAAATTACAAATTATAGAAGGATTAAAAGGTCAAGCTAATAAACTTTTATCTTCGACAGATTGGCAAGTTGTAAGAAAGGCAGAAAGAGATATTGCGATAGATGAAGATGTAAAAACTAAAAGAGCAGAGATAATAGCTGAATATGATAAAAAGAAAAAAGAAGTAAACGCTAAAAAGAAATACGAAAGTCTTTTAAGCTATGATGTTACCTTTTTTCCTGTAAAACTTGATTAATGGCTTTTAACAAAAAATTCTTTACTACAGGGGGTATTGTTGCCTCTTCAGGAGCTTGTTTTACTGAAAACGTAAACCCATTTACAGGAACTTCTAACGATAATGGCAAGGCATTATACAGCCTTGACTACGATTCTTCTGATACAAGTGGCACTTTTAATGGTGAGCCTTACAATGGAGTTAATTTCGGAGTTTCAGGTAAAATAAATACAGGTGCAAGATTTAATGGTACAAATCAATTTATAAAATTAGGCACTGATGTTTTTAAATACACAGATGTAACTATTTCGGCTTTTATAAATCCAAACCTATCGGATACAAATGTTAAAACAATTTTTGGAAATACAAGCTATATTAACGGGCAACAATTTCACGGAATTATAATAAGCGTAAGGAATGATGGTAGTTCTGATAAAATATATGTTCAACACTACCCATCAAGCACAGCTGTTTATTCAACAGCTTCAATTTCATTAAATACTTTTACTCACATAGCTGTTTCTTATACAGGTTCACAAACAAAAATATACATAAACGGTACGTTAGATTCCACGCATTCAGCTTCATTAAGTTATAGTGGAAGTCAAACGCTTACAGCTTCGCTAGGTGCTTATATTTTACAAAATTATACTGCCAATACTACTTATGATGAATTTAGTGGAACAATAGACCAAGTAAGGGTTTTTTCATCTATACTCGATGGAACTAAAATTAGCACTTTAGCTGCAGAAAAAGCGTGTGTCCATACATCTACAACTGATATAGTAGATTTCCCACCATTAAAAACAAATGCTGCTTATTTCAAAATGGATAACTCTGCAAAAGATGAAGTAAGTGGCAATATAGGAAGTGATACAAATGTTCAGTATAGATTTGGCAAGTATAATCAATCAGCTTTCTTTAATGATACAGGAATTATAAACACAGGGTTTACAAGGTCAGGAACAAGTTTTAGTGTTTCATTATGGTTAAATTTAAATGACAATGGAACAAGGCAAATCGTTTTGGGAGATGGCAATACAAATGGAAGTGATTCTTCAATAACATTTTCTGCTCAAGTTGATGCTTCGGATGATGTTGTTATTTATGTAAATAATAGTCAATCTTCAGGAAATAATAATACAGTTGTTTCTTATTCAGGTAAATATAACAAGTGGACTCATTTTGTTGTAACATTAAACGGAACAAGTGGTGCAGTTTATTTAGATAATACTAAAACAACATTTACTACTGATAGGTCATTAGGTACTGCTGCACAGGCATTTGGTATAGGGAGTTGGAGTGTAACCGCTTCAAATGGTGGAGAAACAGATGGTTTTATTGACCAAGTTCGCTTTTATAATGCTGAACTTAGTGATTCAAATGTTGAAAGTCTTTACAACGAAAAGCCTGAAACAGATACAAGTAATTTTAAGACTGTATTGTATACAGGTAATAATACAACAGGACATTTTATAAATAATGTCGGTATGGATTTAGAAACAGATGGAGGTCTTGTTTGGATAAAATCAAGAAATGATGCTGCTGGTGATAATCATATATTGCAAGATAATGTAAGGGGAGTGAGTAATTTTATAATGTCAAGCAGCCAAGCGGCTGAAAGTCCAAGTGATATGGTTACTTCTTTTGAAAAAACAGGATTTTTCTTAGGTGCAGACACACCAACAGGAGTTAACACAAATAATATAGACTTTGTTGCGTGGGTGTGGAAAGGTGGGGGTACACCTGTTTCAACTAATAACAATGGAGGTGCTCAAATTACTGCAGATGTTAGTGCAAATACGGCTGCTGGATTTAGTATAGTAAAATACACAGGAAGTGGTACAGTTAATCAGACAGTTTATCACGGGTTAAATCAAGCCCCTGAACTGATTATTAATAAACAAACGGGTGCAGTTGAAAATTGGTTTGTATTTACAACTGTTATTGATGGTTCAAACGATTTTATAGTTCTTAATGATTCAGCTGGTAAAGGAGATTCAACGCTTTCTCTACCAACTACTGACTATATTTATTCGAGGACAAGTGGAACTATGATAAATTATTGCTTCCACAGCGTTGCAGGTTATCAAAAGATAGGGAGTTATGCAGGAACAGGTCTTGCTGGGAATGCACAGGATGTAGGATTTAAACCAAGTTTTGTTATAATTAAAAGAACAACAGATACTGAAAGTTGGTTTATTTTTGATACTAGAAGACCTGATAAAAGATTAGAAGCTGATTCAAGTAATTCTGAAAATACTGATGTTAGACTTAACCTTACTTCAACAGGCTTTGATTTTGATGGTAATGTATTTAACGAAAGTAGCAATACTTATATCTATTTAGCAATTAAATGATATGAGTAGAGGAGTAAAAATATTGTTACTTATATTAATAACTTCAATAACTTTTGCTCAAGAGTCTGTTATATATGGGTTATGGGCGAGTGGAGATAGTGAATTTGTAGATATAAATTATGACAATACTTTTACACGATTTAAGAAAAGAAGTGCTACTAAATATATTGACATCTTAGCTATGGGGTCTGTAGAGATAGTTAATAATGAAATGAGAATAATTAGAAAAGATACAATAGATAGTTATAACTTATGTTATTATGTAGGGAATGAAACTATGGTAGTTTGTAGACCTAGATCTGAAAAAGCTTGGTTGTTTCATAAAATAAAATAATGGATGACGGAATGAAAATATTTGGATTGTACTCGGCAAACATATTTGCTTTGGCTTTTAGTGTGAGTGATATTAATGGGTTTTTACAAATGCTTGTAATGGGTGCTACGCTAACTTTTACAATTATACAAATCGTTAAAACATTAAGATCGAATGGCAAAAATTGATATAGATGGAGACAATAAAGCAGATTTCTCTCTAAGTATAGCTAA